TTTCATTCTCTTTCTCTTTTGCGTCTGGTTCAATTGTAAATTGTTGCGCTTGGTGTCTAGCTTTTCTTCTCAAATAATAAATTCCTGTCTTAAGTCCCTTCTTCCAAGAATAAAAATGCATGGATGTCAGTGTATTATATGTAGGATCTTCCATCCACAAATTTAAACTCTGACTTTGACAAATAAATGCGCCGCGATCAGCTGCCATATCAATGACATGTTTCATGGGTATTTCCCAAACAATTTTATATTTATTACGAATATGCTCTGGTAAAACGGACAACTGTTGAACCGATCCCTTATTCGCAATAATATTATTTTTAATTTGTTCGTTCCAAAGCCCTAATTCGATTAATTCTTTCATCAAATATTTATTTATAACTACAAACTCGCCTGCTAAAGTTCGACGACTATACAAATTACTCGTATATGGCTCAAAACATTCGTTAAAACCGAGAATTTGCGACGTGCTAGCTGTAGGCATTGGTGCGACCAATAATGAATTCGCTAAACCATGTTTTATAATAGAGGCTTTAAGTGATCCCCAGTTATAACGATCTTCTGTAGGCTCAACATTCCACATATCAAATTGAAGAATGCCTTTCGAGCAAGGCGAGTCTGTAAAAGTACTATATGGACTACCGTTTAAAATGGCGAGTTCATTACTCTTTTCAAGTGCGCCATGATAAATCGTTTCAAAAATGAGTTTATTTACTTCTCTCGCTTCTTCACTGTGAAAAGGTATATTCATTAAAACGAATGTATCCGCTAATCCTTGAACACCTATGCCAATTGGTCGATGTTTCTTATTGCTGACTTCTGTTTTTGGAGTAGGGTAAAAATTTATATCAATAACCGTATTTAAATTATTCGTAACTACTTTTGTAACTTCATGTAGTTTTTCATAATCAAATTGCTTTGTATCGGCGTTTACAAAAGTAGGCAGACCAATTGATGCCAGATTACATACAGCGGTCTCGTTTGCGTCAGAATATTCGATAATTTCGCAACATAAATTACTGGATTTTATCGTGCCAAGATTTTGCTGATTGGATTTTTTATTGGCGGCGTCTTTATACAATATATAGGGAGTACCGGTTTCCATTTGCGCATCTAAAATTTTAAACCATAGATCGCGCGCATTTACAATTTTTCTAGATTTACCAGCCTCCTCATATTTTATGTATAATTCAACAAATTTATCCCCATACACATCTGATAACCCAGGGCATTCGTGAGGGCAAAATAGCGACCATTTCGCATTATCTCTTACGCGTTCCATGAATAAATCGGAAATCCAAAGCGCGTAAAATAGATCACGAGCTTTGGATTCCTCGTCTCCATGATTTTTTCTTAATTCTAGGAAATCTTCAACATCAGCATGCCATGGTTCTAAATAAATGGCGAATGAGCCATTTCGTTTCCCACCTCCATTATGGATTAATCCGTTATGTATCATATAATTATGTTCGTCGCGCATTTGTAAATCATACAAGGTCCCAGTATAATGTTCCTTTGTAATATTATTAATTCTCGTTAATAAAAAATCGTTATATTTTAGAAAATGAAAACAGTCTTTGTTATCATATGTAATATTCATTAATTCGCATATTTCTTTTGTTTTGGGGATTTTTAGACAAAAACGATTTGGTTGTTTTTGATGACTATCTATGTTATCTCTGATATATCCACTCGTTAATACCCCCATTCGCAAACAAAGAAATCGTATACCTTCAATTAAATTTCTCGATGTACTATCAATCGCAAATTCTTTGTTATTACAACATTCGTTCGTATCCAATAATCCTTTTAATATATACTTCGATTTTTCAATCGGTAAATGTAACCATTTATAATGTACGTGTTTTTCTTTGTTCGTATTATACATGTCGCTATATTTAAACGGCATATTTATAGTCTTATTCCATATAAATGTGGAGGTATTTTCTTGTGTGTCAATTCTGTATTGGATACATTTATTTTCAAAATATTGGATAACAAAATCTACTATATTTTTATTATTTGGTAGCGATAGATAACAGTTTTGATCGGTATTATACATACTACCGTTTCCTAATAATGCTCCATACATATAACAATCCTCTTCAGATAAATGTGGAATATCATTATTATAATTAGGAATTTTATACACTAACATATCTGTATTAGTTAAGTCCTTTGCTTCTATCCATTCAAACTCTGGAATGTCAGCAGAGGAGTTCTCGATTGCTTTATTCTGAGTTTGATTTTGATTTTGATTTTGAGGTTGATTTTTATCTCTTAATACATAAATAGGGTGTTCTGGTGTTATTTTAAGATTCTCTATTGAATGGACCGTTTCTATATTATATATTTCATCATCATATGGGTGTTCTAGAACATTTTCAATGACTTCCGACTCACCATGTACATTAAATATCTCAGTTTCTCCTAACGAACAATTTTGAATCTGCGTAGGACCATTCATGGTATAAATGATTGTTTCTGGATGAACACATTGGTCAATATAGCGCGCGGTATTATTAAAAACACGCAACATAGGTACTAGTCCATTGGAGGTTCCATTTGTGCCTTGAATATGCGTCCCTTTTGCGCGTATATTATGTATATGAAGACCTATACCTCCAGCCCATTTTGAAATACGAGCACAATCTTTTAATGTATTATAAATGCCTTCTAGACTATCGTCTTCCATTGCGATTAAATAACAGGAACTTAATTGGGGTCTTGGTGTTCCGGCATTAAACAACGTTGGAGTAGCATGCGTGAAATATTTCTGAGACATGAAATGATATGTTTCTTTGACTAATTCCAGACTATTTGGATTATTTAAATCGCCGTGAATACCGACGGAAACTCGCAACCACATATGTTGAATTCTCTCTACAATTTCATTTCTTATCTGAAAAAGATAGGCTCTTTCTAGAGTTTTAAAACCGAAAAAATCGATTAAATAATCTCTATTATGATCAATCATTGCATCCAGCTCTTCCGAATAGTGTTGTGTAAAATCCCATAATTTTTGAGAGACTAGAGGCTTATTTATACCATGAATATCTGTAAAATTGTATAAACGCTGCATAACGCTAAAGAAAGAATGATCTGTATTTTTTTGATGATTTGAAATAATAATGCGCGCGGCGAGTGTTCCATAATCAGGATGTTGTGTAGATAAAGATGCACATTGTTCAGCCGCAAGTTCGTCTATTTTAGTAGTTTCAATTGTATCATATAATTGATCAATGACTTTCATTGTAAGAGAAGAATAATTAATTTGGATACCAACTTCTTGGCCTAATTTTTTAACTCTTGACAAAATTTTATCAAATGCGATATCTTCTAATTCTCCATTACGTTTAGTAACACGCATTTCTGTTGATCCTTCCATTTTTATTTAACTTAATAAGGTATTTTTAAACCTAATTCTTTAAAATAAATAATTATGTAAATAATTATGTAAATAATTGTATTATATAATTATATAATGCCTCATAGACAAAAAACGTCTACTCAATCAGATACTTCTCAACTTAATGAACTCAACCAGATAAGAACCCAGCTTAAGGCATTAGCACATGTAACAAATAATCAAGCTACATCTATTTCAAATATTAATCAGACACTCAATAATATAAATAGCCAATTACCAGAAATTGAGGTGGATAATAATATCGTACAATTGTCTAATTCGAATATTGCCATTGATCGTGTAGTTGCTAGTTTAGACGCATTTAAAACTGCGATATATAGAACAAGTTATATAAATAAACTGATTACTGATATGAGTAGTACTATATTAATTTCTAGTGATTATAATGATAAATTAAAACCTATTGTTGAAAAAAAATTCATAGAAAATGAAGAATATTTTTGGATTTGGGAAACGGCCATTACCAATTCTGAATTACCAACAGCACGTGATTTATTTGATTTTAAAAGATTTAATTTTTTAACTGGTCAGACGATATATAATATCCAGAATACTGCTACATATCCTGATTTATCTGAATTAACTCATACATATTTACAAACTTCCTCAGCTAAATTACAAAATTTAGTAAATAGTAATCCGACCTCAAAATTGCTTAATTTGTTTTTAATAACACCGTGGGTGAATGGACTTAAATTAGGTATGATTATTTTTAGAAAAGATGTAACGAATATTAATAAATGGATAGGGATAGGTTCTGGTGTAAATTTAACCAATTATTTACCAAATACCGATAATGTAACCGCGTTTTCCCCAGAATATATGAATTTAATAAATACGATACAATCCACGATCGCAAATTTGAATAGCAACTTTACCCTAAGTTCAAATGAAGATATTTGGGAATTTGGAAATCCTACGAAATTTAACTCTTTAAAATGTATAAATTCAAAACTATATCCTGCCTTATGGAATGGACAATATATTTCACAATGTTTTATTCCTGGATCCAATGAAAATATGCCACAAATCATGTTGAATATCATAAATGATATATTTTATAATTACCCTGAATTGTATGATGGGCAAATCGCCATAACAACATATCAAATAGAAGGTATTCATTATACTTCTATTGTGAAGATTATGATTATTGAGGGAAAGACGTATTTTATACAAAAACAATTATCTATAAACAGTTTTTTTAGTCCATCATTACAAGTTACAGGTGATACTGTAATAGCCGGTTCTTTAAATGTGGAAACATATACTGGTGAGTCACTTATAGAAACAGACAATGTGAATAAAATAACATGCTTTCATGATAAAGTAGGAATAAACCAGGATCCTTTTGAAGTGAACGCTTTATTGGATATTGATAATCTTTCCGTGAAAAAAATAGTTGATATTGTTGATAATTTAGCCTTTATTTCATTAAATAGTTATGAAATAATTAGCGAAATTAATAAGATGTCTTCTATAACTGGCGCATCATTATCAAACATTTTTAATATATCCTTGAACGGCGCCTTAAAAGATTATAGAAATGATTGTGTTGTTTTTAAATCTCCTATCAAAAATGTAATTGTTCCAAGCGATATAATTTTTTTATATAATTTACCAGATGTAAATGGTGCATTCAGTTCAACACAGTTTACAACCGAGTCATTTAATAAAATAAAACAAATTGTCAATGAAGTGAATAGAATGCCTGATGAAAGAGGCAATAATCCAAATTTTATATTCTCGTTTGTTGAATTATTAAATGATACCAAATTTAATTACTTAACTTCGTTACGAGCTATTATAAAAGGAGATGTCATGTATTTTGTAATGACATTTAATGATGTGGAAGATTTCATGAATGATAAATCGTATAAAGTAAATTTTACAAATGTAATAAATGTATTGAGTTCATTAAATCGTTTATTGAATTTTGGAGCTTTGGTAGTATCTAATACTGGTATACAAACACAATTATTCGACGGAAATAGTGTAGATAGTTTTTCAAAATATATAAATAATAGTGAATTTCGCGATCGTTTTGGATTAAAAGGGAAATATTTTTTTATGCATAAAATACCAAAAACGTCGGAGGAATATAAATCTGGTAATTTTGAACGTCAAACTACATTCAATGAATCTCTCACATACTGGAATATAAAAAACCCAGATGAGTTATTTTTAGTAGGAAAGGAGACAACCTCACGCAATATACAAGATAAAATTATGGAATATTATAATAACTATTATAACATAAATAAAATAGGGCAAAATTTTGTTGTAAAATATTCTTGGTTAAATGGTTATAAAATATCATTTGGAAATATAATAAATATATCTGGACAACATTATTTGTTAGGATCAGGTATTGACTTAAATGAATATATAGATCAAAGTATTATTTCGAAGGGAGATTCTACTTTTTCCGGAGATTTTATGGTTTCAGATAAAAATAACAATCCCATTTTTAAAGTAGATACGGTAAATAAGAATATTGCTAACTTATATAAAGTGGCTATAGGAAAAGACACTCCGGAGTCTACATTGGATATAAAAGATAGTGGTATAACTGATATACTTACTTTGGTAAAAAACGCAGAGAAAACTATAAATAAGACAAATAGTTTACTTGCAATCTTGCGTAATTATAATTTTAATAACCCTGATGTCCAAAAGGATTTTTCCAATAATGTGTTAAATACTTATACTCAAACAAACGATGATTATTTTGCCATTATGGAAATAGATGATACAACATTAAATAGTCGTAATATTATACATAGATATCATTGGTTATATCCTGAATGGAATAATACAAAAATAGGTCAAATTGATGATCCGAATAACAAAAAAATAATAGATACTGCTATACAAGTTTGGTCCGATATATTAGACAATAGTCTTATATTTGATGGAGCGGTTGTAATAAAACAATATGTTGGAACATTTGGTGTAAAGCGTACACGATATAATTTTTTTAGAAATTCGATTAATCATAAATTATACGCATTAGGTAATGGTGTAAATTTGCAAAATTATAACTTAAGAATCAATACAAATATCAATATACAAAATTATTTCAATTGCGTAACTGCGTATTCTTTATATTTACAGCAGATAGTTATTAATAAAACAAATATTTCAGCTAATAATATGATTAACTTATTAAAAAGTAAAGATATCATAAATACACAAGCATATCTATATCCATTACAACCAGATTCAATTGTAGAATACGCAATCGATTCCTATAATTATTATAATACATCAATAAGTATGTTAAATTATAATTTATTACAAAATACATTATCTCCCATAAATACTATCAAGATATCAGATATGTCAAATGTTTTACAAATAAATGAAAAATCAAAAAGGTTGTCATTTTTGATTAGCCTTTATGATAATTATAAATCTACTACAGATGGTTCACTCAATTTATATAATGGTTATTATGGAGTACTTCATTTTGAAGATTTGTACAATGATTATTTTTCAGTGTTTTATTGTTATACCGATGCTTCTGCAGTGTTAAAAATAATATCAATGGAATTTGGTATAAATGATTATATTAAACCTACTTTAGATGTGGAAGGTGATGCTCGAATTAAAGGAGATTTTATTGTGTATAACAAAAAAACAAAACAACAATATGTATCAGTTGATCCTGAGATTAAATTTGTAGGAATAAATACAGATGAACGTCTTGTTAATTATAAATATGATAATTCTACGACTATACAAAACGCGCAATATTTGACTAATCATCATGTTTATATAAAAAATGATCGCTATCCCAATTTAGTATGTGAAAGAGTACAGGAAAATGTGAATGATTTAACCACATCTAATTATTCAAATTCTAAAACGTTTAGTGCCGCAACGGTGAAAAGAAAGAGTGAATTATATACTTTTACGAATATGTATGATAACGCAGTTGAATTACAAAGAAGAATAAATAACCAAGAAACATTATATAAAACAGGGTCTTTGGACACGAAGGCGATCTATGGAGCAGATATTTCATTTGAGATATCTGATTCGACTAACGTAACAAAGGAAATAGGAAACATTCAAATGGGAATTGAATCCCTAGATCGTTTAAATAATATAAAAGCAGGATTTGGAGTAAAGGTTTTAGATGTGAATCCTTCTGGTACATCAAGTGTTGAACGAAATATAATGTATGTAAGTAATGATGGTGTACTTCATATAAACCAAATTATGTTAGGTGGGAAAATATTAAAAGTAGTTAATGGAGTCTTAAAATGGGGCGAACAGAACGTAAATCTATCGGCGTAATATAACTCCTTCAGCTATCGCTATCGCTTCGCAGAGGAATTCAGTCGCCGGAGGCTTCATCTCGCTCCAAACTCATTAAATGTATTATATAATTATTGTATCAAATTATTAGATAAAATAATTATATAAATAATTGTATTATATAATTGTATTATATAATTGTATAATGCCTTATAGACAAAAAACCTCTACACGTGGTGATTTATCACAATTTAATGAAAGTGGAAATATTAAAAATTACATTAAAGAGATTTCACATGTTAAAAACAATCATGCTATATCTATTTCAAACATTAAGCAGGCTATTAATAATATAAACAGTCATTTAGTAACAGTTAAACAGGATAATAATATTTTACAATTGTCTAATTCGAATATTGCGATAGATCGTGTAGTTGCTAGTTTAGATGAATTTAAAATGGCTATATACAGAGTAAATTATCTACATAATCTACTTATTAAGCATAAGGCTGAAATTGATTTGGAAAACACAAACGATCCTAATTCTGTATTAGGACCAGTTGCAACAATTTTAACACCATTATTAGATAAAAAATATATAGGTGATAAGACTATATCACAAGTAATTACAAATATACCATTAACCACGGATGAACAAAAAACCGCGAAACATGTATTTTATTATGGTTCATTGTTCCCTTATCAAGTACTTCATTCAAATATATTAGACAACGATATACCAGATAATGTTCCTGGATTTATAAATACAGGTACCAATATTCGCAATTATGATTTTATTACTAATCCAGCATTATTAAAGAAATGGATACAAACGTATCCTACTGTAAATGTATATAATCAAATATATCTTTTTAATCCAGGCAAATATTTAAAATTACATAACAATTTATTTAGACGTGATCCCTTAAATGAAAATAGATGGGTAAGAATGTCCGTAACCATAGATTTAAAAAAATATTTACCAAATACCGATAATACTGCTTTATTTTCAAAAGAATATATGAATTTGATAAATACGATACAAGACACAATTGCTACTTTGAATGGCAATTTTGATCTAAGTTCAAATGAAGATATTTGGGAATTCGGTAATCCTACGACATTTAACTCTTTAAAATGTATAAATTCAAAACTATATCCTGCCTTATGGAATGGGCAATATATTTCACAATGTTTTATTCCTGGATCTAATGAAAATATGCCCCAAATCATGTTGAATATCATAAATGATATATTTTATAATTACCCTGAATTGTATGATGGGCAAATCGCCATAACAACCTATCAAATAGAAAGTATTCATTATACTTCTATTGTGAAGATTATGATTATTGGTGGTAAAACGTATTTTATACAAAAACAATTATCTATAAATAGTTTTTTTAAACCATCTTTACAAGTTACTGGTGATACTGTAATAGCAGGTTCTTTAAATGTGAAAACATATACTGGTGACTCACTTATAGAAACAGACAATGTGAATAAAATATCATGTTTTCATGATAAAGTAGGAATAAATCAGGATCCATTTGAAGTGAACGCATTATTGGATATTGATAATCTTTCCATGAAAAAAATAGTTGATATTGTTGATAATTTAGCCCTTATTTTATTAAATAGTTATGAAATAGTTAGTGAAATTAATAAGATGTCTAGTATTGATAAATATGGGTTATCACTTATATTTGATAATAATGTAAACGGTGCTTTAAAGGATTATAGAAATGATTGTGTTGTTTTTAAATCTCCTATTCAAAATGTGATTGTTCCTAGCGATATAACATTTTTATATAATTTATCAGATGTAAATGGTGGGTTTAGTTCAAAACAGTTTACAACTGAGTCATTTAATAAAATAAAGCAAATTGTCAATGAAGTGAATAGAATGTCTCTTGAAAGAGGCAATAATCCAAATTTTATATTCTCGTTTGTTGAATTGTTAAACGATACAAAATTTAATTACTTAACTTCGTTGCGAGCTATTATAAAAGGAGATGTTATGTATTTTGTAATGACATTTAATGATGTTGAAGATTTAATGAATGATAAATCATATAGAGTAAATTTTACAAATATTATTAATAAATTTAGTGCGTTAAATCGTGTATTGAATTTTGGTTCCTTAGTAGTATCAAACCCTGCTATCCAATCTCAATTATTTAAAGGAAATAGCGTAAACAGTTTTTCAAAATATATAAACGATAGCGAATTTCGCGATCGTTTTGGATTAAATGGAACATATTTTTCTATGTATAAAGCCCCACAAACCGCTGCGGAATATAATATAAATACTTTTGATTATATGGATCTCTTTAGTGAATTACATCCATATTGGAATATATGTAACTCGAGGAATATATACGTGGATAATAAAGATATACCTCTTAGTGTAGTAGAGGATGTAATAATCACATATTATAATACACAATATAACATTAATAAAATAGGTCAAAATATGGTTGTAAAATATGATTGGATATATGGAAAAAAAATATCATTTGTAAATATAATTGACGTATCTGGTGTTCATTATTTTTTAGGAACAGGAATTAATTTAAATGAATATATAGACCAAAGTATTATTTCAAAAGGAGACTCAACGTTTTCTGGGGATCTTTTGGTTTCTGATAAAAATAACAATCCCATTTTTAAAGTAGATACAGTGAATAAAAGTATTGCCAACTTATATAAGGTTGCTATTGGAAAGGATACTCCTGATTCAACATTGGATATAAAAGATAGCAGTATAACTTATATACTTAAATTGGTAGAAAGTGTTGGAACAAGTTTAAATTATATAAATGAAACGGTACAATATTTTAAAACTGGTTTTAATTTTGATCGAGTTATTAACGCAAGTGTTATTAGAGATGATATAACCGGTGTTTTTAGTGATTATTCACAAACACCTGGTAATTATTTTTCTATACTAGAAATAGATGAATCGACCTTAAAAGGTAAAGATGTCAAATATATTTATCAATGGTTGTATCCTCAATGGGTCGGTAAAAAATTTGGAGAAATTGACGATCCTGATAATATAAATTTAATAAAAACGGCTATACAATTATGGTCGACTATATTGGATAATAATCGTATTTTTGATAATACTGCTCTATTAATTCAATATGATTGGACATTTGGTGTAAAACGTACAAGATATTGTTTTTTTAGAAATGAGTATAATCATAAATTATATGTATTATGTAATGGTAGAAATATTCAACAATTCAATTTAAGAATAAATACAAACAATAATATGCAGAATTTTTTTAATGTGGTGACTGCGTATAATTTATATTTACAGGATATATACATTAGAAAAACAAATGTTGATAAAAATAATATACGTAATTACGTAAAAGGTGCTGATGTAATCAATACTCAGCGATACTATTATCCAATAGATGCGTCTTTTCAGTCTGTTGTAGAATATATTATTGATGATTTTGATATAAATTCTGATATATTCAACGATTCAAAAGTAAATTTACTAGATTTTGATACATTAGATTTGGCAGATACTATAAAATATCCTACTATACATATTAAAAACATAGGAAAAGTACCGGATTTATGGGGTGCTAACGAAAAAGCTCAATATAATGAAAAAACAAAAAGAATGTCATTTATGAGAACTCTTGCTAAATTTTATAAGGTTAAAGACAGCGATCATAAGTTAAATTTAGAAAATGGTTATTATGGATTAATTCATTTCGACGATTTATATAAAGATTATATTTCGTTTTTTATTTGTTACAGAGATGACGCATCTTTATTACATGTTATTTCGTTAGAATTTAATGTAGGCGATACTATTAAACCTACTGTAGATGTCGAAGGTGATGCTAGGGTGAAAGGCGATTTAATTATTTATGACGCATCAAATCAATCGCAATATGCTTCTATTGATCCAGACATTAAATTTATGGGGATAAATACAGATGAACGTATGATTAATTATAATGTGAATTATAATTACAATGATGCTACAACTATATCATCGTCCAGTTATTTGAATCAACATCACGTTTATATTAAAAATGATCGTTATCCAAATTTGGTATGTGAAAGAATAAATGAAAATAGTAAGAATATAACAGATCAAAATTATAATTTTATAGATTTTCAAACATCTAGTGCGGTAACGATGAAACGAAAGAGTGATCTATATTCATTTACAGATATGTCTAATAACGCAGGCAAATTACAAGATATCATATCTCGTGATGCCAGTTATAATACAGGACAACTGAAAACAAAAGTAATGTATGGAGCAGATATTTCATTTGAGATATCCGATAAGTCGAATCTAACAAAAGAAATAGGAAATATCCAAATGGGGATAGAAAGCATAGATGCGACTGGTAATATTAAAGCTGGATTTGGAGTAAAGGTTGTAGACGTGGATTCTTCTAGTAACTCTAATATCGAGAGAAATATTATGTATGTAAGTAATAATGGTACACTTTATATAAACAAAATTAAATTTGGCGATAGCATATTATCATGTGACTCGAATGGAAACTTGAAGTTGGCGTAGAAATAATTAAATACTATAATCTTAGTTGTATAAAAAAATGAAAAATGAAAATGATAAATATATTTTATAAAATATATAAAATATATAAAATATATAAAATATATAAAATATATATATGAACCGTATACTAATAATGTCAATTATATTTTTAGTGGTAGTTACTTTACCACTTTTTTTTAACATGTCAAAAAAAACAAATAGTATGGAAGGATATTCAAATTATACTTTAGAGGAAGCTAGTGGCGCGGTCCCTTCGTCTGAAACAGACGTTTTAGTTCAAGATACATATCCTATAACCGGTAAAAATGGGGTAACAGATAATACAGCCGCAGATATATGGCGTGATTATCCAATTTTTCCAGTTGGATCATATGACCAACTTACAAATAATATAAGATATCCGAAAAACCCTGATAATGGTACCTGTATGCCTGCAGGGTTTTGTGGTGCTTTATATAAAGACAAGCAATTACATACCAATTATATAACACCTTTACCTCCAGTAAATCCAGAATGCGGAACACGAGTTGGTTATTTTAGCACTGATCAAAATTTGTTACCTTTTAGGACGAATATGCAGAATATATTATATTAATCAATATTATTATCATTATTATCATTATTATTATCATTATTATCATTATTATCATTATTATTATTTTTTTTGATAATATGTAACAAGCAACCTTGTGATTCCGTAGGTATAAATTTGTTAAACGAGGATTCCTTTTTAGGTTTTCTATTTGGTGCTCTATGTTCGTATCCAGTGATACGTTCCGATTCTATAATTTTCCACACCCTTTCCAATTGAAAAATATTATTTTTAAACCAATCTTTATTTCTTAAAATAAGCACGCAACTTAATTTCTCTAATTTCCAATAAATATTTTTAATCCAAATCATGTTCTTAGATTGATATACATCAACCATCTCTTCTTCCCACTCACAAATATCATTATACTCAATAATAGATAGAGGCTTATATAAATAAAATGGAATTGAATCGCTCGTATTAAAATACATGATAGATCCTTTTATTTCTCCTTTTCCAGTTTTATTCTTTTCCCCATCAGCAAAAAAACTAGACGAATCTGGGTATTCTGTAAATTTTGTTTCTAAAAAATCGCATTGATCTAGGTCACAGACTTCCATTTGAAGCTGTGTCTGAACCCAATATTCTTTTTTGGGAATACCAGTTATTTCACGATTTACAACATTTTTAATTTCCAACATACGGCCATAACGATCCGATTGGGGATCAACGACGATTCCATCCGGAGACGCACCTAAAAACGTGTAATTTTTATGTTGAATACATCCAAAATCTTCCACCTGTGTTTTGTACATATCCTCGTAAATGAGTACAGATATTGGTTCATATTTTTGCCCCCAATGAAGCGGTGTATTTAGATTTACACTCTTCGGTTTATCTTCTTCTTCCAACCCAGTTTTTAACGGTTGGCATTTTTCGTAAATCAGTTGGTTGATGGTGGATTGGCTATCAAATGCTTTATATGCGTTACTAGCGGTGATTAAATTATGCCTGAATTTATACCATTCTGGTGTTCTTTGTGTAGGTTGTGGAATAGTTCTGAGATATTCTATTTTTTCTTGGATTATATCATTTGTTAATGTATCAAATTCCTCTACTACCGTTTCGGAGTTTGAATTTTCATCTACATCATGTGCGATAAAGTTCGCTCCAAAAGAACGTTCTATATGAAATGTGGTTATATAAATACTAAAAGCATCTTCTAATAAATCATTCATATCATCTTCAATATCTGCGTTATCTAAAATATGATCTTCAAATTGGGTATAAAACATATCTTTTATCTCTTCTAAAAATACTTCTTGAAAATCTGGTTCCGATATGGCGGTCGGATTTTCTTCCATATATATTTCCATTAAATGTAATGCGGTTTCTATTAATTCCAATGTACATTCTTCGGTAAATATGGATGGTTCGTCTTCAAATTCAATTTGATCTAATATATCCTCTAATTCTTCTAATTCATTTATATATATCATTATATATACATGAAGATACGTTTTTATATCTATTTTTTACCTCTTTAACTCATATTTTAACTCATATTTTTAACTGATATTTTGTATTTACTATATTTACCGTAAATCTAATTTTCATTATCAGAAGAAGAGTCTGCCTCGTCATTGGTTTTCTTATCAAGTAGATTTGTTTTATGTCTTACCGTACCATTTACCTTTTTTGGCGTTAAAGATTTTAAGGTTGACACTCTTTTGTCAATATTTTTCAAGGTGAAATGTTTGTTTGATTTTGTGTATACTAATGCAGGAATTTCTTTTACGTTTCCAGTGGTTTTATCGTATATCACATCTTTTACTCGTTGTAACTTCTTTTTATCTAGACAGTCTTTCAAATACGCAATTAAATTAATGCCTTCTTCATCATCGAGTTCTTTTTCCTTTTTGTATAATTCTACAAATTCAATCAACTTTTTGGTTTTAATTGTTTTATTTAATTTACACCAAGGTTCAATGATATTATTATTTTTTTCATTTTCTAAAAATTTTTCTAGATTAGATAGATCATTTGATGATTTTGTTTCTTGAAGAGGATTTCCGTTTAAAAGCATCGTCTTATATTTAATATTTTTCAGCTCTAAACATTCATCATTTGAACTTGAACTTTTAACAATTTCTTCCATATCTATATTTAAATATAGCAAGATGAGTTTAACTCCATTTCGTAAAATATATATTTAATATATACATTTATATCATTTACACAAAATTATATATTAATCTATTGGGTTAAACTATTAGGTTAATATATTGGATTAATATATTAATCTAGTATATGGACGATATACAATCATCTGTTTTATCAAAGAAAATTAATATTTTGGGAACCAATAATAGATATTTAATAAAAAAGGTGATAAGAGAGCATAAAGAGCAAAAAAAACGAGTTGAAACTAGTAAATGGGATTTCTCTCAAGAATACTATAATCATGACCAACAAATGAATTTGTTACATATTATTAAAACAAATAATTATGTTTTTGTAGATAAAATCACCAAAATAATAATTCAACAAATAAATAAAAAAATATTGGGTTATAAACAACAAGATGTAAATAAAAACATGTTTGACGAAAATAATTTTATTCATTTAAAAGTAATTGTAGAAGAAATGATAGAATGTGATATGAAATGTCGTTATTGTGCAAATGAAATGTCTCTTTTGTATGAATTAGTGAGAGAAATGAAACAATGGTCTGTTGACAGAATTGATAATGATAATGGTCATAATATAGGCAATTATCATTTGGCTTGTTTAGAATGTAATCTGAAAAGACGACGGACTTCCGACGATAAATTTTTATTTACAAAACAATTGAATATTGTAAAAAATGATCATTAACAAAAAATAATGATTTTGCCTATTCATCCTCCTTTCTCTCTTCGAAATATTTTAGAATATCTTCTTTAAATTCATCAGAGAAGTTTTCTGTTGGAACAAGGACACCTATTTCATCATATTTGACATGAATCAATGGCGAATATTGGTGTTGTATTATTACTTCATTACGCTCCACATATTTTCTATTCGCTTTTTTACCGTGATAATGATGTCTTATAATTCCAGGAATATACCCCAAGCGAAGAGCCTTTACTTTTTGTTGATATTCTAAAAAACTATTATTATAATCATCTGAATATTTTGGATTTGTAATATTTTTACATTTATTAATTAATGAAAGTGCGATAATATTGTCACCTGATCCCATTACACCTTTATCATATAATCCGCCAATTTTTTCGTATGCTTTTCGAGTGATAGCCCACGCGAACCCTGGATGCCAATAATCTAAACC